TCCAGAAATTCAAAAGACCTTCAATGAAAATTAATTCAGTTCAAATTCAATTTATGAATGAACAGAATTATGTTGCAGGTAGATATAGTTGGGAAGAAATGCAATTAACGTTTCTTGACCCAATCGGACCGTCCACATCACAGATATTGATGGAGTGGGTTCGTTTGCATGCAGAATCTCTAACTGGTCGTGAAGGCTATGCTGCAGGATATAAGAAAAATATATTACTGAAAGCAGTAGACCCAACAGGCGTTGAAGTTGAAAAATGGACGTTGGAACAGTGTATGGTCACAGCAATTGACTTCGGTGAAAACAGTTACGAAGATGATACATTAACAAACATTCAATTAACAATTCAACCTTGGAGATGTATTCTTAATATGTAAGAATTACAAAAAGATATTAAAAAGCCACTTAGTTGTGGCTTTTTTTATTTATGATAATAGATAAAATATTATCTATTATCAACACATTTGCCACTTAATAGATAAAATATTATCTATTATATGTGTATGACTAATGCATGATAAACCCATCATTAACCCCGATTTTGGCACTTAATGCATGATAAACCCATCATTAATTGCATGAATTTTTCAGAAATTTCATGCAGCCAGTTCTAATAATCTATTTGCTAAAATGGTTTTGACGTGATAGTTTCTGTCTTTGGTCTTAATAACTTCGTATGTGTCATTATTGTGTGAAAACCACACAATATGTGATTGACCAAGTTTAATTGGTACGTTTTTTTCGATAATTTGCTTATACATTTCTAATTGTAACGAATACAATTCCAAATCACAATCTTCAATCATAAACAAATCATTAATTAAGTGTCTATCGTTTTGTGATTTAGTAAATTCTTTATTGGTTTTCCAGTCCCAGATTTCAAATTCTTTTGATTTTACATTATAAAATAAAATATCAAGCATTCCACCAATAAGGTATTCTCTGTCACACACAACCATTTCCATTCTGATTGGTATTAATACGCCTTGTACTAATTTATAAAAACTATCCACATGCTTTTTACAAATATCATACGTGTATTGAACGGGGTCATAACCAAATTCCTCTAATATTAATTGCTTGGGGTATTCGAACTTTTTATTTTGAAATAGATTTTCAGCATAATCGTGTATGGCAGAACCTCTAATTGTACCCTTTTTATTTATATGTTTCCATGCCCTCAACACTTCATTTGGGCTGATTTTATGTTGAGTTGCTTTATATTCAGACCAAAATTTTTCATCAAATTCTTCTTGATATCTATGAATTAATGTGGTTACTGATATTAGTTCTTTTCCATCAATATAATACTTGTGGGGTTCATCATAAAACGTGACATCGTTAAATGCGGTAAATAATTGATGTGGTATAGGTATATCAATATTCATAGATGGTAAACGTATAAAAATATAGGTATATCAATATTCATGGAAGACAAAAGTAGTAAAAATTAATTAATAACAATGTTTTTTTGTAAAATATTATCAAAATTAATGTCTTCCAGACTTTTTATTAATGCATTCTTATCCGCAGGTAAACCAGTATATCCATGAATATGTGTAATAATTGCATTTCTTAATACATTTAATGCTTCCACCAACACATCGCCTCTTGGTATTGGATGTCCCTCATTGAATATTCGTTCCCTGTCTTTCGCTTTTAATCTTGCTGCTTTAAATTGTGGTTTGCCATTATGTGATATTATTGCAATTTTATCGCTTGTTATAATTGTATTACTATAATAATCATTTACTGCAACATAGTTTCGTGGTTCGTAAACCATTGTTATTGTTGCTGGGTTTTTTGTGTTAAGTTTTAATACATCGTCATTTTCATGTTTACCTGCCCTAATGTGAACTTCATTAATACGTAAAATAATATCAGTGTTTACCCTACCAACAATAGCAATATCACTTTTTAATGGATATATACCTTCTGCTGTTGGAATTGTTGAAGGAGCAGGTTCTGGTATAGTTAACGCCATATTTGTTGTCGAAAGTGCCGTAAATATTGAATCGAATTTAATCTTATGTGGTTGTGATATAACGCTTCCACTCCAAAAACGACTTCTTTCTGGATATTTAATATCTTCAATAAAAACCCTAACCATTTCACCAACCAAGGGATAATTATGAAAAAACTTTGGTACGAGTGGATAACACCAAGGCAGGTCATCATTACTGGTCTTATTGTCCAAATCAGGAATTTTAACCAATATTCTTCCACCATCAGTTGGGTCTTCAATAGAAATTACCTCACCGTAATAAATTGTTCTGGAAATTGGTATGTGTGTTCCTTCCTTTTTATATGGTGTACTTGTCTGTATTATGGGTTTATCAAATGCTGACATTATTTCTTTTTTTCTAATTCTTCAATTAATTTAACGTAACTTTTTTCAAGTTCATCTAATTTTGCCAATTTTTCATTAATTTTCTTTTCAAGTTCATCGACTTCAAAAGTATGACCAATAATTTCTTGTTTTAATGTGTCATGTTTTGATTTAACATCATTAATTAACTTAAGAAGTTCGGTTGGTGTACATGTGCTTAGATTTTCCATATTATTGCATTACCGCATAACCTTTTACATACGTGGTTGTCATACCAGCAACCGTTACAGGTCCTGCTGCCGAGATGCCAGCAGCCGTAACCGTAGTCCCGGGCGGGATAACCACCGTAATCACCGCACTTTCAATAAGTGCATTAATAATTTCTTCAACCCTGATTCGTTCCATTATTTCATCTGGGGATATTGCACCAGAAGGTAATGCGCCAACGGGTAATCCCGCTTCACTTTTTCTCGAAATGATTTTAGAAGCAATCTTCGTTGGTGAAAGTCCAGTACGTTGAGGAACACCTACCAAGATTAATGGTGGTGGTACTTTAGGCGGACCGCCCATTGAAGAGAGATTTAAAATTTTCTTAAACGCACCAATAATTGAGCCAATGCTGTTAAAGTTTGTTGCCATTTTAATTCGTTGGTTTTGGTGTCTTTAATTCTTTAATGCTTATCCACTTCCAACCTAAAAACCAATTAGTCATCAGTATCCTGAACCAATTTGGTTTAACTGTTGTTGCGAGTTGTGTACCGCTTAAATCACCATCGATGAGATAAACGCCTACAAACTGTTTGTTTAGTTTCTGGTCTACTATCATAATTTTTATTATTAAATACTATTATCCACTCTTTACTGGCACTAATCCTTTTATTGTTGCCGAGTATTGAGTTATTTTTTCTTTCATTATTTTTTTTATTATTGGCACGAGAAGATACACCAAATATTTTTTAACATTATCAAAAATAAATTTATTTATCATCTTCATCGCTGCTTTAATGTTGCACTGTATAAGCGTTTTATATTTTTTCATATCATCTTTTGCTTTTCCAAGTATTGCTGTGCCCTGATTTTGAAATGCACTGATTATACCTAAAAGTGAACGTATTTGTGGTGATGAAGTTAATGCTTTTGCTAATGTTTGTGTTATTAATTTAATTATTTTTTGAAAAAATCCATCTCTTGTTGTTTGTTTATTTTCTGCTGCTGCTGCTGGGTCGGTAATACTATTATCGGCAGTGGTAGCAAGGGCATCGCTAACAAAATTAGAGTCTGTTGACCCAGAAATTTGAGATATAAGACTTGTTAAACCACTCATTGGTAGTGTTGCACCCATAAGACCGCACCCCATATCATAATAAACCACACCATTTATTAAATTTTGTGCTTGTGCTAATAATGCTTCATTCTCTGCTGCTGATATTTCAAAACTATCATCATCATTAATTAGTTGATTAATTAATTGGTCAACCACCAAATCATCATATGTTTGTTCCACAGTTTTACCTTGTGCCTTAGTAATAGTACCATATATTCTATTCATTACGTTACTCATAAATTCTTTTTTATTAATAATTGTAATGTCATTAATGTATGTACTTGCCCAAGTACCAATATCTGTACCAAGTGAAGCATTTTCCTTAAATGTTATTTTATCTGTATTTGAATCATATTTCATTGTTAATGCACTACCAAAGTTAACTTCAGTACCATCGTTTAACACTGTATCATATAATACACTATTAAAATCAAGTGCATTATCTGAACGTAATAAATCCGCAGAAGGTGTACCTTTTTTAATTTTAGTTACTCCTTCAATATCAATTGAAGCCATTGGCACTGATATTCCTGCTCCTGTTGATTTAAAATATGAAGGAATTTCAACGCCTGAATTAAATTGTGTTACTTGTTTTTTTAATGCGGTTTTTAATTCTGGTTCAATTTTATCCACAAAATTAGTAAATAATTCACCTGTCATTTCTTTAAGTGCATCTGAACCCGCAATTACTTTTAACATATCAAGCATAAATGGCACAATGTCATTTTTGTTGTTAATTGACGGAAATATGTTAGTGGTATCAGTTGCCTGAATTGACTGTATCATTGACGTATACGAGCCAATGGTGGTAAAAATGCCTTTTTTGTCATCACTTAAACTCATTATCTACTATTTTTTTCTTTTACCAATCTTTCGGCTTCTTTTTTCTCTACTTCTTTTTGTACCATATCAAGTAATTCGTTTCTCCTGTCGGTAGTAACGTCACCTTTGTCTTCAGATTTTGGTGAGTAGTTTGCATTATTAGTACCACCCCCATCTTTATTTTCAAATACAACTTCTTTTAAATACTTAAGAAGCATAATTTTTTGGTCTTGGTTTTTGGCTTCAGCAGCAATCAATTTAACAATCTGGTCACCAATTGCCTGAATTTCGCCCCCCTCTTTTACTTTCATTTCCCATTTAGTAAAAAGACGGGTTATTTTAGCCTTAATATTATGTGATTCATCGTAGATTTCCTGAAGAAGTTTATTAACACTATCCTCATCAAAATTTAAACGTTTTCTGGTTGGTCGTGGCATGATTCTTAGTTTTAGTACATATAAATACGGTTAATTTATTTTATTTAATAGAATTTCGTGACTTACGTTGAAACAAACAT